GCTGGCATGATGGCAGGTGCAACGTCACCAGCTCGTCCTTGGTTTCGCCTTGGCACTGCTGACCCTGACCTGAACAACTACATGCCAGTCAAGCTCTGGCTTGATGACGTGCAAAAACGCATGGGTATGGTCTTTCAGCGCTCAAACACATACCGCGCACTGCACGGCATCTACGAAGAGCTGGGCGGCTTTGGCACTGCGGCATCCATCATCTTGCCCGACTACAAGAACATCATCCACCACTACCCAGTGACCACAGGTGAGTTCTGCGTGGCGCAAGACTATCAAGGAAAGATTTGCACAATCTATCGCGAGTTTGAAAAGACCGTGGGCGAGATGGTCAAAGAGTTTGGCTACAAGCAATGCTCAAAGACTGTGCAGAACCTGTATGACCGTGGCAGCTTAGATGCTTGGATTCCAATCATCCACGCCATCGAGCCACGCGCTGACCGTGACATTCGCAAGAAGGACGCGCTCAACATGCCTTGGGCTTCGTACTACTTCGAGATTGGCGGCGAGCGCAACAAGTACCTGCGCGAGTCTGGCTTCAAAGAGTTCCCTGCTGTCGTGCCTCGTTGGGCAACCGCAGGTGGCGACATCTACGGCAACAGCCCTGCGATGGAAGCACTCGGCGACATCAAGCAGTTGCAGCATGAGCAGCTTCGCAAAGCTCAAGCGATTGACTACCAGACCATGCCACCGTTGCAGGTTCCAACTTCGATGAAGAACCGTGACGTTGAGCGCTTGCCCAACGGTATCACCTTCGTTGACGCGAACAGCCCAAGCGGCGGCATCAAGTCCATGTTCGAGGTCAACTTGAACCTTGACCACTTGCTGATGGACATCCAAGACTGTCGCGAGCGCGTGCGTGGTGCTTTCTATGCCGACTTGTTCTTGATGCTGGCCAACGCCACCGACACTCGCATGACCGCAACAGAGGTTGCAGAGCGTCACGAAGAGAAGCTGTTGATGCTTGGCCCAGTGCTTGAGCGTTTGCACAACGAGCTGCTTGACCCACTCATCGAGACAACCTTCTCTCGAATGCTTGAAGCTGGCGTGCTGCCTCCACCACCTGAAGAGATGCAGGGCATGGAGCTGAATGTTGAGTTCGTGTCGATGCTTGCTCAAGCCCAACGTGCCATCGGCACAAACGGCGTTGACCGCTTCGTTGGCAACCTCGGCATGGTCGCTCAGTACAAGCCAGACGTGCTTGACAAGTTCAACGCTGACGAGTGGGCTGATGCTTACTCTGACATGCTCGGCGTAGACCCCAAGCTCATCGTGGCCAACGACCAAGTGGCCATCGTTCGCGATGCACGCAACAAGGCAGCGGCCGCGCAAGCGCAAACCGAAGCCATGCACACTCAGTCAGAAGTTGCTCGCAACCTCGCTGGCGCTCAAACCACCGAACCCAGTGCGTTGACCAACGTGATGGACATGTTCTCTGGCTACAACTCACGATAGGAAATCATCATGGCAACCAAAGGCACACTGCTGTACGGCAGCGCAGAAAAATACGGCAACAGCGCGGATGCAACCGCATTCATCGAGAAGATGCTTGTGGCCGTTGACACGCTGCACAAGGTTCACCTGATGACTACAGGCGCTGGCAGCTTTGCCGCGCATGAAGCATTGGGCGACACATACTCAGCGCTTGAAGATGGCCTTGATGGCTTGGCTGAAAGCTGGATGGGCTGCACTCAGCAAGCCGTTCAATTCAAAGGCGTTGATGTCAGCAGCTACTCTGCTGAAGCTCGCAAGATTTACGACTACATCGAAGCCAACCGCGCGTTGATGGGTGGTGAGTCACACATCCAGAACTTGATTGACGACATCCTCGACAAGCTCGCACGCAACCTGTTCAAACTTGACCGCCTCGCATAAGGAAAAACAATGTCACTCGTAAACATGAAGATGTCGTCCGAAGAGCGCGGCGAATACACTGGCCAAGCAATCGAAGCCAAAGAGCCAAGCTACCCTTATGGCTTAAGCATCGACCTCGATGATGGCTCGATGGAGAAGCTGGGCATCACTGCCTTGCCAAAGGTCGGCACTGAGATGATGATTACCGCCAAGGTGGTGGTCAAGTCTGTCAGCTCCAACCAGTACGAAGGCAGCGATGCTGAGTCTCGCATGTGCTTGCAAATCACTGACATGGAAATTGGCGGCGAGAACAAGAAGCAAGACAAAGCTGAGTCGCTATACGGTGACAACTCAGAAGGCTCGCGCATCAACAACATCTCCAACGCCTTGTACGGAGCAAGCTGATGCAGTTGCCAGTCCACTACCCATCGATGACCGAGCATGGCAGGGTCGAAGCATGGGACTTGAATGTGGCCAGAGGCTTGGTGAAGAACCACATCAGCCTCAACATCTCTGGCTACCAATCGTCTGTCGGCTCCACGTTCATCCCAATTTGGGAAAACAACACGGCATACGTCTATCCATCAAACGGCACAATGCTGCTGTGGAGTTCAAGCGCATCTGACACCAGCGTGTTGATTCAAATCAACGGCCTTGATGCCAACTACAACATGCTGAGTGAAGAGCTGCTGTTGACGAATGGCACGACTGGCGTGGCCACAGTGAATGCGTACAAGCGCATCAACGGCATCACCGTCATCGATGGCGTGAACCCTGTTGGCGCAATCAGCCTTGGCAACAATTCGAAGACTGAAACCTACGCCAATATTGCTGCTGGCGCTGGCACAAGTTCGATGACCATCTACACCGTACCTGCTGGCTACACGTTTTACTTGGCCAAGGTGAATGCATACACCAACCAAGGCAACAACCAAATCACAAACTATCGGTCTTACACCGTCAACGCATCTGGCATCATTCGCGCTGTGCTGCAAGTGCCATTCTCTGGCTCTTACATCTCAGACAAGTCAGTGCCTCGCGGGTACGCAGAAAAAACCGACTGTCAATGGCAATGCAATTCAAGCGCCACATCGCAGGTCGGCATTCAGATTGAGGGCATCCTCATCAAGAACGACACGCCTTAATGGTGACCGTAATACCAAGCACTGTGGATAGATTGACAACATGAGTACCAGCTACGACCCAACTGACGTGCAGATGCAAGAGCGCAAAACTTCCGAGAGGGAGCTGCGCGAACGCAACGCCGCCAAGAACGAAGAAGCTGACCTCAAATGGCTCATGGGTAGTCGGAGGGGTCGCCGCATTGTCGGTCGACTTCTGGAGCAATCAGGCGTGTACAGGCTGTCGTTCAACACCAACTCGATGCAAATGGCATTCGCAGAAGGCAACAGGAACTACGGCAACCGCATGCTGGCAATGCTTCACGCTCACTGCCCAGAGCTTTACATGCAACTAATCAAGGAGCAATCCAATGGAATCGCTGATGACGGACACAGCCGCAACGACCACTGAAGGTACGGCCTCATCGCAAGACGCAGCCAGCACAGCGCCGCAAGGCAATGAGCAGGTCGCGAACCAGCAGCAAGCCAATGCTGACCAGAACCAGACTAGCACTCAAGACGGTGTGAAGGATGGGGCTGCTGATGGCAACACGGAAGGCAAACCTCAAGGTGCGCCTGAAAGCTACGAGTTCAAAGCCCCCGAAGGCAAAGAGTTCGATTCCGAAACGCTGACCGCATTTTCGGAAGTTGCCAAAGAAGCCAATCTGTCGCAGGAAGCCGCGCAGAAACTGCTCGACAAGATGGGGCCAACATTGGCTCAACGTCAAATGGAGCAGTTTGAGAGTATCAAGAATGACTGGGCGCAATCAGCGCAAACAGACAAAGAGTTCGGAGGCGAAAAGCTGAACGAAAACTTGGCTGTTGCAAAGAAAGCTCTGGACTCTTTTGGCACTCCCGAACTACGCACGCTGCTTAATGAGTCTGGCTTGGGAAATAACCCCGAAGTGATTCGGTTTATGTACCGAGCTGGCAAGGCAATCAGTGAAGACAAGTTTGTTGGTTCAACGACTGGTGCAAATCCTCGGAGCGCACCTCAGTCGTTTAACGACCAAGCCTCGGCACTCTATTCAAATCAGCAATCTTAAAAGGAAATCAAAATGGCAACTCTTGCTAATACCTCCCTGACCTTGGCCGACTGGGCCAAACGTACCGACCCAGATGGTCGCATCCCAATCGTTGCTGAATTGCTCTCGCAATCCAACGAAGTGCTTGAAGACTGCGTGTTCAAAGAAGGCAACTTGCCTACTGGTGACCGTGTGGTGATTCGCACTGGCTTGCCCACCGTCTACTGGCGTGCATTGAACCAAGGTATTCCAAACAGCAAATCGACCACTGCTCAAGTGGACGAGGCTTGCGGCATCTTGGAAGCTCGCTCTGAAGTCGACAAAGACTTGGCCATGTTGAACGGCAACACCGCTCAATTCCGTTTGTCTGAAGACACAGCTTTCTTGGAAGCTATGAACCAGACTCAAGCCACGACTTTGTTCTACGGCAACCCATCGACAGACCCCAAGCAATTCTTGGGTTTGGCTGCTCGCTACTCAAGCCTGTCTGCCTCTAACGCTCAAAACATCTTGAGCGCTGGTGGTTCTGGCTCTGACAACACATCCATCTTCTTGGTGGTGTGGGGTGACAACACTGTGTACTGTCCTTTCCCCAAAGGCTCTAAGGCTGGTTTGATTCACGAAGACCTCGGCGAACAAACCGTGTACAACAGCGATGGCACTCGTTTGCAAGCCTACGCTACCCGCTACCAGTGGAAAAACGGCTTGGTCGTGAAAGATTGGCGCTATGTCGTTCGCATCGCAAACATCGATGTGAGCGATTTGGTTGGCCAGACTGGCACTCAAGCCTCTACCGCTGCAACCGCTGTCATCAAATTGATGGCTCGCGCTTTGTATCGCATTCCAAACATGGCAATGGGTCGTGCTGCGTTCTACATGAACCGTACTGTTCACTCTGGTCTGAGCGTTGCCGCTTTGGACAAGAGCCAGTATGTGTTGAAAGTGAACGAAGGCTTGTCTCAGTTCGGCACACCATATAGCTGGTTGTCGTTCTTGGGAGTTCCTTTGCGCCGTGTTGACGCAATCCTGAACACTGAAGCTGTTGTCAGCTAATTAGCAGGAGGGGGCTAACGCCTCCTCCGTCCAAACCTTGAAAGGAAATTCAAATGATTACCGATAAATTGCTCCGTGTTTCAGAAGACCAAGCACTGACCACCACTGCCGTTTCCACAAACACCATCGACCTCTCTATCGCTCGCGATATGGGCGAAGGCCACCCGCTGTTCATGAACTTTGCTGTGACTGCTGCCTTGACTGGCGGTACATCCGTGAAGTTTGAAGTTATCAGCTCGGCTTCTGCTGACTTGTCTAGCCCCACCGTCATCGGTAGCACAGACGCAATCGTGTCAGCTTCTTTGGTGACTGGTTACAACACTGCCGTGCGTATCAACCCTGCGATTGCATCTAAGGGCCAACGCTACCTCGGCGCACGCTACACTATCTCTGGCACATACAGCGCTGGTACAGTGACTGCTGACGTTGTTGAAACCATCCAAGACGGCAAGAAGTTCTACGCTTCTGGCTTCACTGTTGCTTAAATTTAAGGAAATTACATCATGGCTAAATGTCGCGTGCTTGTTAAGTCGTTCATCGGTAACGCCATCCGTGAGGAAGGTGACATTGTTGAATACGAAGGCAAACTAGGTGAGAACCTAGAGCTGGTCGAAGAGGAAGATGCCCAAGCCAAACCCACCAAGAAGTGGAAAAAAGGCGAAGCGGCTGAACCGACTGAAACTGCTGACGCAGAATAAGCTCGGTGTAGTTCTTCTTTTTTGAAGGCATCGGGGGTGGCTGTGGGAAACCGTAGTCACCCCTTTTTCTTAGGAGCCTGACATGGCCAGCGAAATTGACATCTGTAACTTAGCCCTTGGCCACCTTGGCGATACCGCCACCGTGTCAAGTATCAAGCCGCCTGAAGGCTCTGCACAGGCACAACACTGCGCTCGGTTTTACCCGATTGCGCGTGACACACTTTTTGAGATGCACGCATGGGGATTTGCAACCAAGCGTGTTTCACTTGCTGCGTTGACCAGCTCATGGCCAGAGTGGGACTATTGCTATGCCCTGCCATCTGACGTGGCCAACCTGCTTTCAATCATTCCACCTGACGCGAATGATGACTACTCGGCTCGCTTTGTGCCAACCGACACACCATTCACATCGGCCAACTTTGCGCCTGTTGTGGCCGCTGGTCGCTATGTGCCACAAGACTTCTCATCTGAAATTCTGGAAGACGGCACTGAGGTCATCTACACCGACCAAAAGGATGCTGTGCTGCGTTACACAGGCATCATCTCTGACCCAACAAAGTTCTCGCCGTTGTTCACCATGACGCTGTCGTGGCACTTGGCATCGATGCTGGCTGGCCCAATCATCAAGGGTGATGCTGGCGCTGCTGAAGCCAAGCGCTGCACTGCCATGATGCAAGGCTACTTGGCTCGCGCAACATCATCTGATGCAAACCAACGCAAGGCCAACCCGCAACAAATCGTTGGCTGGATGGCTGGGAGATAAGCATGGCCACACTACCCATCATTGATTTGGCTGCGGCTGCATTCACGCAAATCGTCCACAAGCCAAACACCAAAGAAGAGTTCGACCCAGAGGGTGAGGATTACGACTACGAGGCTGCAATGGCCGCTGGCATGGGGCCAACAGGCACAGGTGAAAACCTTGGCCACTGGGGTTCTGTGCGTGAAGCCACTGACGCTGAGAAGCACAAGCACGGCTTGCCAGCAGAGAGCTACCTCATGCTCAAGGGCAAGACTCATGAGTCATGGGACAAAGCCGTGGCTGGCGAAGAAGAGCGCGGCTTCACCGTCAAGAAGTTTGGTGACCGCTACTACTCAATCCCGAATGAACAAGGAGCCGATTGATGGCTAACTTCCGCACGCTACAAAAGTCGTTTGCTGGTGGCGAGATGTCACCAGAGATGTTTGGCCGCATCGATGACAACAAGTTCCAGTCGGGCGCTGCTCGCCTTCGCAACTTCATCAGCAAGCCGCAAGGCCCAGCCGAGAACCGTGCTGGCTTTGCTTATGTGCGTGAGGTCAAGGACTCCACCAAGAAGGTGCGCCTCATCCCATTCACGTTCAACACCACGCAGACGATGGTCATCGAGTTGAATGCTGGCTACATTCGCTTTCACACAGAGGGTGC